AGGAGTCGGACGAGGCCGACGATTCCCCCACGCCGGTGCCGTGCACCTCGTTCACCATCGACATCAGCAGCGTGCCCGTACCGCCCGCCGCCCGGAACGCCGCGAAGTCCTCGGCGCCGAGGAGGGCGTTCCCGAACTCGGTCGACTTGCCTGCCCTGGCCGCCTCGGTCACGTCGTCATCCCACAGCAGCGGCGGAGGGATCCGGAACGTGCGGTCACCGGCGTCGATGAACACGGCCCCTTCATCAGCCTTCGACGCCTTGTAGTCCTGCAAGTTGAAACGGTGCTCGACCCGTTTGGTCACGGCACCACAGCCTGGGCGTCGTTCGTGATCTCGGTGTAAAGGACACCGGTCGCCGACGGGTAGACGTTGATCGTCAGTTCCTTCATGAACATCTCCGAGTCGGAGTAGGTGAGGTCACCGACCTCGATGATCTCCCCCCGGGGAACGATCAGCCGCTTCTTCACGGTGCCGTCAGTCAGCTCGAACCCGAACGCCTTCGGGTCTGGGACCGGGACCTTCACCGTGCGGGTCGTCAACCCTGTCGCGGTGGTCGCCGTCGAACCGGGGTTAACGAGCGACCACACCGTCTTGTTGTCCTCGAGCGCTGTGACCATCAGGGTCCGCTTGTGCTTGCTTCGGGTGGTACGGACGAGGATGCCACCCCAGGCGTTGTGGTCTGTGGTGTCGTCCTCCCTCGACTCGGTCATCCCGTCCTCGGACAGCAAGCCGAGCGCCACCCAGGCGGCAGCCCAGGCGGTCACCACGTCAACGGGGGCGGTCGTGCCGACGGGGGCGACGTACACGTCGGCACCCAGCCAGATCCTTGGGTTACTGGTGTCTCCTGCCATGCCTGTTCTCCTTCAAATGGGGTATACTGGTGGGATGGGAAATCCGAAGGGCTACAAGGCCCCCAAGGGCGAGCGGGGCGTTTACCTACGCCAAGACCCCGTCGAGCGACTACGGCGCAAGTTCGTGGTGGGGCCGGTGGACGAGTGCTGGCCGTGGTTGGCCGGACTAGACCAGGGCTACGGCAGGTTCTGGACCGGGTCCGGATTCATCAGGGGACACCGAGCGGTGTACAAGCTGCTCGTCAACGCCATTGCCGACGACGTGGTGCTCGACCACTTGTGTCACGGATGGGACAGGACCTGCGAGGGCGGCGAGTCCTGCCTACATCGACGATGCGTGAACCCTGCGCACCTTGAGGAGACGACGCTGGAGGAGAACAAGAGGCGAGGCCAATCGGCACCAGCCCGCAACGCCAGGAAGACTCACTGTCCACATGGTCACCCGCTGAGCGGCGAGAACCTGATGCGTCAGACGAACGGCGACCGACGTTGCAGGACCTGCGTCTACGCGAGAAACGCTGCGGCGTACCGGCGAGGACGAGCCAAAGGTCCGGCGGCGTGACCGAGGACCGTGATGACGTGACCGGGGACGCCGAGAACCTCGCCCTCTACCTACCGGTCCCCTTGGTCTTCTACGACTCGACATGGACGATCGTCCAGCCGGGGGACTCCCCGGACAAGGTCCCCGATTACGAACCAGACCTAGAGCGCTGCGGCTACTGCAACGGGTGCGGCGAAACACTCGTCTCCTACCTCGGTGACCGCGACGCACAGATTGACGCCAGATGCCACATGGTCGCATCCAACATCCGCTCCATCCTTCGGCCCGACTGCTCCGAATGGGAAAACGCCCCGCTCTACTACAAGTGCGGGCCTATCGCAGAAGGACCACTCGGCGGCGGCTCGTGGCCCGCCGACCCTTGGCCCACGGGTTAGGTCTCCTTCTTGGTGGCGGCCGTCTTGGCCGTCGGCTTGTCGGCGGGGCGGGCGTAGCCGTCGCGGATCATCTGCCGGCCGACGTCGTCAGCCACCTCGATGGTCTCGTCGGGCTGGTGGTTTTCGTACGGATAAGCGAGCGTGATGCGCACGGGGTCTCCTATGGGTCGGTGCCCCACCGGATGATCCGGGAGGCGGTGCGAGGGCCGGCGTGGAAGCCGAGAGCGACGACGGGGCGCAGATGGACATCCACAAGCGGTGAGCCGTCGGGGCGGACGAGGCGGGCGACGACCGGGTTGGGTTCGTCCTCGACCTCGAGCCCTGGCGGGTCCTGCCGTTCGGTGTAAAGCGGGTCGTCGTCCTCGTGCCACCACGGCGGCACGAGGCCCCTCATGGCGTCGAGCGGACGTGGAGTTGGACGGTGAACGTGCAACGGGGATGACCGGACGGGTGCGGCAGGTCTTGCGGGGTTGACACGTCGGCCACCCGGTACACGGCGACCCCGTCGACCACCGTCCCGGCCAGCTGGTGCAAAACGAACCGGGCACGTTGGGCGAGGTCTTCAGCCCGGTCCTGGTCGACGTCCCACGCCTCAACACCGACGGTCGGCAGGTCCGACACTTCAGTGCCACGGGTCCCGCCGAACAGGCTGACGGTGATGAACCTTGACGGGCGAGGGTGCGGCACCTTCCGGCCGACGGGCACCCCGTTAAGACCGGCGCCATGAACGAGTGCGTCACGAACCAGAGCCGTCACGTTCGGCTGCAACACTGCGACGATCACTCGCTGAACTCCCGGCCGTCGAGGCTGTGGTGGACGATCACCCTGCCGCCGTCCACGAACTCAACCCGAGGCCCGCACACGCAGTCGTCGTCAAGGTCATGCTCGACGTCGTCAGCGGGGGTCAACGGCCGGTCGATCATCGGCCGGCGTCCAACGCCCGGGACAACGCCCTGTCCTTCGCCTCCGCCCGCATCGCCGCGAACGTGGCAGTACGAACCGACGCCCGTGCACGGTTCCGGCCGACCGCATAGTCCGTCTCCATGCCCTCGCCGGCCGCTGCGGCGATCCGGGCCGCCCGGTCCTTCAGATCCTCGGCGACGCCACCATCACCCTTCAGGTAGCCGACGAGGACCCGCCGGTTCACCTTCACCCGGGCGGTCACGACGGCGCCCACGGGACCGCACCCAGATAGGGCGACTCCGACCCGAAGCCGACGTCCTGCCACGCCACCTCGGTCTCGGTCGTATCCGACCGGGTCGTCGGCAACGTCCACAACGCCGGCCGGGTGTTCGTGCCCACGGCAGCGTTCAGCCGCCGCTTCTCGTCCGACTTCAGGTAGAGGCCGCCCAACTCCTGGGCACCCTCACCCTCAGCGCCGTAAACGAAGCTGCGGTTCAGTGCCCGGCCGGCGACCTCGAGGACGATCATCCGCACCACGTCGGGCACCACGATCAGCGCACCCAACGTGTCGACCCATGTCGCACCGGCCTCGTCCCGGACCAGCGTCGAGGCGTCCTCCAACGCTGCCGCCGCCCGCGTGTCGTCCAGGATGTCGACGCCCACCGGCAGGCGGGCGCTCAACTCCTCAACGGTGGCAAGCGACGGCAGGGCCACGGTCAGGCCCGCTTGTAACCGCGGAGAATGCCGGCGAGGGCGGCGGGGACCGTCACCTTCGTCCCGGCGTCGGACACCATCTGCACAGGCCCGTCAGCCTTCTCGGCCGGCGAGCGGGGCGATACCTGCTCCGTGCCATGCTGTGCGGTGGTCGCCTCGGGCTTCTTCAGGATCCCGGCCATCAGATGGCGTCGACGTACTTGACGAAGGCGGCGGTGTCGTTGACGAGGAAGCCGTACTCGGCCTCAGCCCGGATCGCCACCAGGTTGTTCTCGAACAGCGACACCAGGGCGCCGTTGATCGTCACCGTCGCCTCGGTCGACGTGTCGAACGTGATGCCACCGACGACACCCCATGCGGCCTGCGACCAGTCGCCGCCGTACCCGAAGATGTCGGTGACGGTCCCCGAGTAGACGCCCTCACCCATGAACGACGGGCGGCTGAGCAGCCGACCCGGCCGGGCCACGGCCGACGAGGTCTCATCGGTCGGCAGGTCGATGTAGAGCGGCCGGCCGGTCGTGTCGACGGCGCCGTACAACTTCGGCTCCATCCGGTCGTCCAAAGCGAACCCGGACAGCCGCTTCCCGTCGTTGACGAGCAGCGACAGGCCGGCGACGAGGTCGGCGTGGATGCCACCGTTCGCCTGCGTTGCCGTGCCCAGCTCGACCGACTTGACCGTCTGGTCGATGTGGGTGGGGAACGGGCCGGCGCCGGCCGTGCCGTCAGGCCCGGCGTCGTGGAGGGCGGCCTGGTCGAACCCGATGGCGAACGCCTCGGCGACCTGCTCCCGGAGGAGGGTCATGTAGTTCGCCGGGTTCGCCCGGACCACCTCGGCGGACACCACCGCGATCACCGCCAACTTCTTCGGCTCGATCGTCTTCAGCCCGACGGTGCCCTGAGACGCCGGCTTCGCGGCGGCCTCTGCCACCCACCCGGCGGTGAGCCGGCCAGTGACGACGGGGACGTTGACACCGTTGGCGCCGAGCGGCACCTGACGGGTCAGCTGCTGCACGACCGACATGCGGGCGGCCCGCTCGAAGATCGGTCCAGCCTGGTCGGGGGGGAGGAAGCTCGGCGAGAAGCCAGACCTTCCGGTTGCGGCGGTGATCGCCATGGTGTGCTTCTCCTAGGGTTGGGGCATCAGGTGATGCCGAGCTTCTGTCTGAGCGCCTGCTCCAGCGGGTCTCCGTTGAGGGGCAGGGTTGGGTCACCGCCGCCTGACAGGCGTTCGGTGGGCTTGCCGTTCGGCGGCGGCCTCGGGGGTTCGGCTGCCGGGAAGGACTCGAGGAGGTCGTCGGCGTCAGCCTCCAACTCGGCCCGGGTCGCGCCCTGTAGACGCTTCGCCTGGCCGGGCGTGAGACCCTTCGCCATTGCCACCTCGAGCCGGTCGGCTCGGGCTTCGGCGGCCACACGGGCCGCCTTGTCCTCAGCGGCCGTGTCTGCCGCCTTCTGCGCTTCGGTTTTGCCGGCCTCCTCGAGGGCGGCGAGCTTCCTGGCGGCGTCAGCGTTGGCCTTGGCCTGCGCCTCATGCTTCCGGGCGAGGGCTTTCCACTTCTCCGCTTCGGACGTGTCGTCCTTCGGTTCAGCCTCAGGCTTAGGGTTAGGGTTCGTTTCGGGGTCGGGCATTGTTGGGGTCTCCTCCCGTGTCGGGTGGTTGTCGAGCCGTGTCGGCTCAGGTCCCGGCGAGGTTCCGCCGGAGAGTGTTGAGAACGTCTTCGCCGTCGGGCGTGTCCGCCTTCGCCTGCCGGTACTGCTCGGCGTAGCGCTGCGACCCGGCGGGTAGAGCAGCGTCGCTCCGGTAGACCGCTTCGGTGGAGCAGTTGCAGCCGTCGTGAGCCTCGAAGTCGGCGGTGTCCTCACCCTTGTAGACGGCACCCCGCGAGGCGAGCATGGCGCAGAAAGCGCAGGCTCTACCGCTAGCGGAACGGGCCCAGCCGAGCGCCCTCGGGTCGGCGGCAACAGTGCCGAGAATGGTGTCCCGGCCCCCGTTCAGAACATGACGGCTGGCGGCCCGGGCCGACATGGCCTTGCCCAAGTCGAGCGCTTTGCTCACGTCGACCTGACGGGCGAGGGCCCGGCGGACCGTTACGGGCCCGGTGACTATCAGGCTGGTCGTGACCGCCGCCCGGTTCAGGTCGGCGGCCAGGACAGGAGTGAACGGTGGGACGTTGGCGCCAAGCTCCAACCGGCGGAACGTGGTCAGGTAGTTGGCGGCCAACGTCACACTGGCCCGCTGCTGCGCCGACAGGAGCGGCAGGAGAACGGTCAGCCACCGGGCGGTGCTGCCGGCCAGGTCGTCCGGGTCGAGGACACCCCATGCGGCCAACGCCTGACCGACCGTCTGGGCGGCCAGCCTGGCTTGCGCCAACCGGTGCGCCTCGGTGAGACGTGACGCTGCGACAGTGGCAGCCACCTCACCCTTCCAGGCCGGCGGCGTCCGTCTCCGGCAACCGCAAGGACACGGGGACGGCGCCGGTGAACTCCGCCCCGGCCAGGCCGACGATCTGCGCCGCCGACTCCGCCGACACGCCAGCCCGGATCAGGATGCCCAACGAGTCGGCCTTCGCCTTCACCTCAACGGGGTCCTGCGGCGCCGGTGCGCTCGTCTGACCGCCGACCAACTCGGCGAGCATCTGGTCGAGGCTGCCCCCCTCGGCAGCCAACGCCTTCGCCCGTTCCACGTCGGTCTGCGTCCAACCGGGGATCTTCTCCCACAGCACCTGCACCGGCACGTTCAGCATCTGTGCCAGCTTCCCGAGGGCGTCAGCGGCCTGCGCCAGCGACCTCGACTCCATGTCCCGCCAGCGGACCTCGGCGGCCGTATCAGCCGCCGCCTCCTCGTCGCCCATGATGTGGGCGCCGAGACGCAGCGCCTGCTCCCACGCCTCGCCGAACAGGTGCTTTCGTTCCTCGACCTTCCGGTTCAACGACGACTCCGCGGCAGCGAGAGCTTCCGCTGACAGGTTCGCCATCTGCCCAAGCATCTCGTGGGATGGGGTCTGCGACACGGCGGCGAGGGTGCGGATGTCAACCTCGTAGGCGTCGATGAACCCGCCGAGCGGCGTGGCCGGCAACGACCCGAACTTGGTGTCAGCGTCCTCGGCGACGAGGAGGTCTTCGACCTTCAGGCGCAGTCGGGCCACCTCGGCGTCGGTGCCGACCTCCGGCTTCGCCATACCGGCGATCGTCCGCACCACCCACGACGAGAAGCGTTGAACGACGAGCCGGTCGAACTTGGTCTGGTCGATGCAGGCTGCGATCGGGATGAACGGCTCCACCTCACCCGTCGCCCGGCCCTCCAAGTCGAGGGTGTTCACCACCCGCACCACGGGGCACACCCCGACCCGGTGCTCGAAGGACGACTGGTACTCAACCCTGGTGCCGTCGGCGGCGGCCACCAGCTCATGCACGCTCACATCGTCGTAAACCCGGACCCGCCAGCCCGGCTGGTCGTTCACCGTCGCCCAGTCGACCCGGACCGCGTACTCCGGCCAATCATCCTCGGCCGGGTCGTCGTAGAACGCCAGCATCTTGCGGGGTGACACTCCACGGATCACCGGGGCCGCCTCACCGGTCAGCGGGTTAGCGCCAGGGAGAACGGTCAGGTAGGCGAGGCCGTAGGCGAGCGCCGCCCGGTGCACGGCGATCTGACGGGCGTCAAGCCCGTTCGCCTGCCACCACGCCCACGGCGCAGCGTCCTCCAAGTCGTCGGCCTGCCGGTAACCGTCGACGTACAGCACCTGGGCGACAGACGTGACCACCTTCCCCAACCACGGCGCCTGAGCCCGCATGCTGAGGTCCTCGTACTCACGGGTCGCCTGCCGGGGGCGGTGCGGCCGGTCATGATCCCACCGGTACCAACGGTCGATCCGGTCCAGCCGGGTCCGCTCCGACAGCAGCGCCGGAAGAAAGATGCTGGTCGCCTGGTCGGCCGCTTCGGTCGGGGTCAGCGGCACAAGCACTCCTCTCCTGTGGCATCATCACGGTCATGGATCACACCCACAGCGGGGGACTCAGTCACGACCACGAGGGGGGCGAGACGGACCACGTCCACGCAGTCGTTCGCATCGCGCGTGGTGTCGAAACGGTGGCGTGGCGACTCGAGGCCGACGACACCGACGTGGTCAGTTCCCCGGAGAACTACACCGGCCCGCTCGTCCGCACCTAGTCACCACACCACGCCGGAACGGGGCTTCTCCACGGTCTTCTGCCTGTTCAGCAGGTCGCGGCGGGCCATGCGGGCGCCGACCATGGCGACGGCCAGGTCGACCTTCCGGGGTGATTCCCGGTGGCCCTTCCACAAGCTGACGCCCCACCGGTTCGGGTAGCGGCGGGCGTTGTGGACGTGGACCCGGAGGCGGCCGTCGCCGTCCCAGGTGAGCGTGCCGCCGTCCTCGTCGATGTCAGCCCGGCACCGTTCGGCCGCCGCCGTGAACTTCTCGGAGCGGGCGGGGCTGGCCATGTCCCACAGCACAGCGTGCCCATCCCTTCCCGGGGTGGCCCACACCTGCAGCTGGTCCTTCCAGCGCCGGTGCCAGGTGTCGATGATCTCGTCCCAGAACCGCTCCTGAGTCTCGTCGTCCCGGGTGTGCGACGGGTCAGCGTAAAGCGCCCGCACCGTAAACCGGTCGGCCACGGCTGACACCGCGGCGTCGACCTCTGCTCGAGGTACCAGCCACACCGCCCCGCGTTCGCCCGGCGGCTTCTGCCACAACCCGAGCGTCACCACATGACCGTCCGAGATACGGCACCCGACGAGCGCCGTAGCGTCGTCGGACTTCGACCCGTCGAAGAACACCGCCAACTCGTCACCGTCAGCCAGGACCTTGGTGGCATCGGCGAGTCCGTCGAACTTCCTCGGGTCTACCCATGCGTCTTCAGCCAGCGACAACTGGTTCAGGTAGAACCGGCGTGCCTCCGGGGGCGGGGTGTCCGGGTCCTGCACCTCGTCGCGGACACGCTCAAGGTCCACCCACGTCGAGTGGCCGTAGGTGGCGGCCAGCGCCGCCATCAGCGCCGGCTCGTCGTTCATGTCCACCGGCGGCGCTTCGCGGGAGTCGTAGAGGATCGTCTGCCCACGGGACCTTCCCGTGACCTGCGCCTGCCATGCGTCGTACGACCGCTCGGCCACCGACTCCATGCCGACGGCGTGGGCGTTCGTCGTCTCCACCGACCGGGCCATTCCATCCCTCGACTTGCCAAGGTTCCGGCGGATGACCTCGGCGAGTTTGTGTCCGCCGTTCGCCTTCTGCCAGTGGTGTGTCTCGTCCAACGCGCAGAAGGTTGGCCGAGCTCCCTCCGCTGTTGGCGCCGACGCCGTGATCGGCTCGAGCCGCCCGCCATTGCGGGCAAACACCCGGGTCAGGCCGGGATCGAGACCGTACTCGTCAACGGCCGGCGACTCGGCGAGCATCGCCAGGACCATCGACATCGTGTTCGTCGTCTGCTTCTCTGAGACGCCAGCGAGCTGCACCCACGGCATCGACACCGGCTTGCCGACCGGGTCACCGTTCGCGTCCCAGCCGTCGAAGCGGACAGGCCCGCACATCTCGGCAAGAGCAAGGGCGGCCATGAACGGCGACTTGCCCCAACCCTTCGCCCGGCGAAGGACGGCACGGGACCACAGGTACCGGCCCCGGCCGTCGACGGCGTAGAAGCGGTGCAGGAACCGAACCTGCTCGGGAGTGAACTCCCAGGGGCCACCCGCCTCCGGGCCGTCCGGTTGACGGATGTACGCCTGGCACCAGTCGAACACGCCGAGGGCAAGACTGTGCTCCGGCTTCGGGGGGAGGGTGAGGACCGGCTCAGTCGAGGGCGGCGCGGTAAGCGTCGAGGCTGGTGACACCCGCCGCCTCCTCCGTCTCGGCTTCTTCCGTGTAGCGGATCCGCAGGTCCCGGCGGGCGTCCGCTGTGGTCCCGAGAATCTTCTCCCGCTGCCGCAGCTCGCCGCCGTGCCGCAGCTCGCCGCCGTGGAAGGCCGCCGCCAGGAAGGCCGTGTCGAGCGCAAACTGCCAGTCGCCCGGCGCCCAGAGTCGGCAATGCGGCATCGCCGAGACGACTCTCCACCACCGCTTCGTTGCCGTCGGCCAGGCCGCACCGCCCGGCTGCCTAGCCGGCAACGGCGTCCCACCCTTGAACGGGACGTCCGCTACCTCGGTCCAGTCGTGGACTGGCTTGACCCTGTTCCGCTTCTGTCCGTCGGGCTTCGGCTTGCGACCTGCAACAGGCACGGCGCCTCCGGTTTCGATTCATACTCACCGGCTGTTGCTATGACTCCCGGCGCCTTTCGATGACTGCCGTCGGGGGTCACCCCCCACCCGTGCGGTTGAGTGCCTCGATGCCTAGGTCTCGTGCGCGGCGACGGGCATCCGCATCCGAGACGCCGTCGATGGTGCGTGTGCCGCCCTTGCATCGGCGGAAGGGCGGGACGTACGGGTCCACTCCGGGCGTTGCGTGGGACCGAAGCGTCCCGTACCGACTGACCGTTACGGATTGGCCGCACACGGGGCAGTCGACCCGGCGGGCTTGTCGCTCGGCGGCGAGGGACTGGCGTGCGTCCTTGAGTTCGGCTTTCAGCCGTTGCACCTTGTCTGCGGGGCTCTCAGTCATCGTTCGGCCTTCGGAGTCCGGGGTGGGGTTCGGCGGGTCGTAGCCTGAGCCTGGCCAGCTCGGCCCGGGCGGCGTTGCCTTCGGCCGAGGACTTCCGGGCGTGGTGTGGGCCGCAGAGGGCGGTGAGGTTGGTCGGGTGGTGGTTGTGGCGGCCTGCGATGTGGTCGACGTCGGTGGCCCGTGCTTGGCAGCGCCGGCCGTTGTCGTCGGTGTGGGTGCAGCGGTGTCCGTCCCTGCGGAGGATGACGGCCCGGAGTTTGTGCCAGCCGGGGGGGAGTTCGTTGCGTCGGTTGCTGGTGGCCCATCCGCTCATGCTGCTGTCCCTCGCCGCCCGGGCGGGAGATGACCCCGACGCCGGGCTTCCCGTACCCAGCGGTGGACGGTGCCGACGGGTGTGTCGTTCTCCTCGGCCAGCACGACGGCGGGGCGGCTGGTGGCGCAGGATGCCGAGAGGTAGGCGTTGGCGACCCGCTGATAGAACTGGTCGAGGCTGGCGGGACTGCTCGGCCGGCCTAGCGGCTTGCGGGGGTCGCCTGGCGACCGGGATGAGGCAAGGTACCGGGATGGCCGGATGAGACGAAGCGTGTCGGATGTGATCCGTGGTGCGTGGATCGTGAGGGTGTCGACAGCCGAGCCGTCCTCGCTGATGTGGGCGATGACGGTCGCCTCGCCTTCTTGGAAGCTGGCCCATCCGCTCATGGGGACACCGGTCGACAGAACCGTAGTCGTACGTCTAGCACGTCCTGGGGTGTGACGGGTGTCATCGTCTACTGACCTTCCGCTTGGCTCTAGCCCGGGACCGGCGTCGTTCGGCGGCCAGGTCGAGCTGGTCGAGGAGGGTGCGGGTGATGCGCCGGCCGTTGTGGTGTGCGTCGACGAGTTCGTGGTCGGGGTTGCGGCCGATGGCCCGTCGGGTGTCGGCGCACCAGCGGCAGAGGCCGCCTCGGTCTGCTGCGGCTTCGGTGTGGTGGCCGTGTTCGAGGCAGTTCGAG